ACACCCTTGAGAAGTGGCTTGTCTGTGACTTCAATATCCTTATGACCTGCAAGGAATACTTTCATCCCTTCCAACACACTTTCGATAGTCATGTCATAGGTTGCCAAGGCATCTAGCGTGTCTTCATGCGCGTTGTCTGCTTGGCTCTGGGCTGTCGAGCGTGTCGCGTCGCGTAATGCTTTCACGCTAGCCTTGTTCTTCTGTACGTGAGCCTTGAACCCTTTAGTGCCGATATCCTTACGGACGCGAGTGGCAAGGGTAAGGATAGTTCCTAACTTCTCTTCTTCAGCGCCCGCAACGGTATCCAAAATGTAGACGGTGACGGCTAGGTCTTGAACGTGACCTGCCTTGATGGTGCAGGTCTTAATTTTCGTATCGTCCCAGATTGCCTTGATGGTGGCCTTCATGTCGTCCGCTGTAACTACCTTGGATTCAATAAGTGATGCTAAGTCGCGTACTGTCTGCTGATCATTTCCGTTGTTCTCAATTCCCGCGTTGATGTGATTGACGTAGATATCTTCGACCGCTGAATTCAGCGTGATTACTTCTTGAACTTCTGTGGTGCTGGTCATGATTGAGCCTTTCGATTAGGTGGCTTCTCTGATGGATGCCACTAGGTCAAAACTAGTGGATAGGGGTAAGGGTGTCAATTCGATTCAGGGGGTGCTAGCACCCCTATCTAGTATTATACTTATCCACACCCTTTATCCACAGCTGTGTATAACATGTGGATAGTCTAGCATAGTTATCCACAGGATGCAAGCGCTCCCCTAGTCTGAGATTATGCTGAGAATATGCTGAGAAAGATAATACTCGAACATCTGTTCGATACGCCTCCCGCTGTGGATAACATGGGGAAAACTATGCTGAGAGTTACTGCAAAGTAACCTTAGAGATTCCTGAGAACGGAAACGACCCAGGGGGTTTTAATGGGGAGTAATAAGTATATGTATTATCCCACAAAATATTTCTTATAAAACCCGAGAGACACCTACTATTATTATAGGGGGGATATACATACATAATAGGACATATAGTACTAGGATTGTGTGACGTCAGTCACATATAGAAAGTATTTTAAAATAAATGTTGGTTTTAGGTCAAATATACAGGTTCTCTTATATAGATAAGAAAATAAAAGAAGCAATCGTAAGAGTGCTTCGCTTAAGGCTACGCACTCTGATAATATATAATAATATATACAAATATAATGTTAATCATTGGGAGAGTTCTGCCCTAAAGGGCACCCTAAACAATACCCCAAATTAGGGTACCAACAGTAGGAGAACCTAACAGTGGCGATAGACAAACCTAAGAGGTTTCAGACCCCTGCAGGGTCTAGTATGCCCATTGACAAAGCCAAAGAGTTTATCGTCCAACTCATCTCCCAAGGGCACAGTGTAGAGGATTCCTGCAAGGCTGCAGGTAAGTCTGTAAAATCCTATGAATACTATAGGTCATCAGATGCTGACTTCAAGCAAGCCATCGAACTAGCGCGAGCAATCCAAAAGAGAGAAGGGGCTATCCTCGGTGAGGATGCCAATATCTCCTTTGAAGACTTTAGAAGCAAATACCTCAACTCCAAGACCTTCGCACACCAACTCAATATGATTGACCTCCTTGAGGACCGTGACCCAAGGTGGCTACACGAAGCCATGACTTACGAGCCAGGTGAACGTCAGTATGTTCTTATCAACATACCGCCCGACCATGCAAAGTCCATGACCGTCAGTATCGACTATGTGACGTATCGGGTATGTCTTGACCCCAATATTCGTGTAAAAATTGTTTCAAAGACGCAGACGATGGCAGCCGAGTTTCTCTATGCTATTAAGCAGCGAATGACAAACCCAACCTGGATAGAACTTCAGAAGAAGTTTGCCCCCGCTGAAGGCTGGAAAGCCACAGCAGACAAATGGACCAACACGGAGATTTACCTAGCCCGTGACTCCAATGAGAAGGACCCAACCATCCAGGCTCTTGGTATTGGTGGTCATATCTATGGTGCTCGTTGCGACCTTATCATTCTTGATGACTGTGTTACCCTCTCCAATGCTGGAGAGTATGAGAAGCAGATGCGTTGGATTCAGCAGGACTGCGTAACTCGTCTAGGACCTTTTAGTAAGTTGTTCATTGTAGGTACTAGGGTTGACCCTATTGACCTCTATAAAGAACTTCGTAATGCTCAGCGCTACCCTGAGGGTGAATCTCCTTGGACATATCTGGCTATGCCAGCCATCCTTGAGGTTGATGATGACCCAATTAAGTGGGTAACCCTCTGGCCCAAGTCAGACCGTCCTTGGCTTAAGGATACAACTGAGCCAGATGAGAATAGTCTTTATCCCCGTTGGGATGGTCCACACCTTAAGAAGCGTCGTGCTATCCTTGAGGCTCGCACCTGGGCTATGGTTTACCAGCAGCAGGATGTTTCCTCTGAGGCTATCTTCAATAAGGAAGCCGTACAGGGTTCCGTATCTGGCATGAGGGCTTCTGGTCCTCTTGTGCCCAATGCTCCAGGGCATCCACACATGGAACAGCAACCCTATATTATTTGCTCGATGGACCCAGCCATGTCGGGAGACACGTTCTCAATTGTCTATGCGGGAGATAACAAAACACAGAAGCGCTACGTCCTAGAATGTTCTAAGATGACCGCGCCAACCCCCGCTAAGATTCGTGAACTTATCTTTAGTTGGACAACCAAGTACAATCCCAAAGTATGGGTTATTGAAAAGAACGCTTTTCAGTTATTCCTCACCCAGGATGAACAAATTAATGCTTTCCTCGCTACGCGAGGCATCAGACTTGTTCAGCACTACACAGGTGCGAACAAGATGGATATCGAATTTGGTGTTGCTTCTGTCTCTACCCTCTTTGGGCATGTAGATAGCAATGGCAAGCACTTAGGCGATAACCTAATAGAGTTACCTAGGACCGATTCAGAATCTGTTAAAGCGCTCATTGAGCAGTTAGTCACCTGGTCGCCAGGGACAAAGAACAAATCTGACGGTCCGATGGCTTTATGGTTTGCTGAAACTCAGATGAGAGGGTACCTAACTCAAACTGGGGCTTATCAGGAAAGCATTGTTAAGAATCCATACGCCACTAGGGGCGACCTAGCAAAACGTAAGGTCGTTAACTTGGACGAGTACCAGAAGTTGCAAGATAAACTAACGCAGAATGGGGGTACTTTCTATGGCACTTACAATTGATGAAGTTTCGGAGAGGGTACGCAAACTGCGTCAGCACAATCACTTACGTGATTCACGCTGGGCAGACCTTATGGCTATTCGCAAAGGCGATATTGCTAGCGTTTTCCCTGGAATGTTCTCTGAGGACTTCCCAAAGCCTATGGTATCCAACTTCATTGATGTTGCTGCCCGTGATATCTCAGAAGTAATTGCTCCTTTGCCCACATTTGCCTGCATGACCACTGATATATCATCAGATAAAGCACGCGAGAAGGCAGATAAGCGTAGTATGATTGCTGCGGGTTACCGCGACACATGCTCTTTGCAGACCAAGATGTACTCAGGTGCAGATTATTACATTACCTTTGGTATGCTGCCCTTTATTATTGAACCAGACTATGAAAACAACCGACCAATGATTCGTGTTGAGTCTCCCGTCGGCGCATATCCTGAGTTCGACCGCTTTGGTCGTTTGATTTCTTACTCAAAGCATTACCTCAAGACCGTAAGGGACTTGTGTAACCAGTTCCCTGAGTATGAGGGACAGATTCGCAACAAGTACGAGAAGGCAACTTCTGAACGTACTATGGAGATGTACCGTTACCAGGATAAGGACCAGACCTACCTCTTCCTTCCCGAGCGTAACAACCTAGTTTTGGTTCATGCTAAGAATGAACTTGATGAGATTCCTGTTGTACTTGCTGTACGTCCAGGAGTGGATGAGAATAGCCAACGTGGACAGTTTGATGATATCATGTGGGTACAGGTAGCCCGTGGGCGCTTTGCCAACCTACAGTTGGAAGCAGCACAGAAGTCTGTTCAGGCTCCTTTTGCTTTGCCAGCAGATGTTAACCAACTTGAGATTGGACCTGATGCGGTTATCCGTTCATCAAGTCCTGAGAAGATTCGTCGTGTCTCTATTGAAGTACCACCTGGAGTCTTCCAAGAAGGTGCTCAACTCGATGCAGAACTTATGCGTGGTTCACGCTACCCAGAGGGTCGCCTTGGACAGCAATCAGGTTCTATCGTAACAGGCAAGGGCGTTCAAGCCCTTATGGGTGGCTTTGACACTCAGATTAAAACTGCTCAGGCTATTCTTGCTGAGACATTCCGTAAGGTCATGTTCATCGCATTCAAGATGGATGAGACATTATGGCCCGATGTTAAAAAAGAAGTACGCGGCATCAATGCTGGCGCTGCTTATGAAATTAACTACACCCCAAAGAAGGATATCGCAGGAGACTACTATTGCGACGTTACTTATGGGCTTATGGCTGGGCTAGACCCCAACCGAGCATTGGTCTTTGGATTACAGGCTCGCGGCGACAAATTGATTTCGCGCGACTTTCTCCGTAGACAAATGCCTTGGGAACTCAATGTTACAGCAGAAGGTCAACAAGTCGAAGTTGAAGAACTTCGTGATGCTACACTTGGTATGTTAGGCGCTCTTGCTGGGGCGCTACCTCAAATGGTAATGCAAGGGCAAGACCCTTCCAAGATTCTTACCTCTATGGCTTCTGTTATTAAAGGTCGCCAAGAAGGAAAGATGCTAGAAGATTTGGTTCAGGCAGCGTTCGCACCTCCTCCTCCTGAGCCTCAAGGTCCCCCTGGTGTTGAGCAAAATCCTGGGCAAGCGCCAAGTATGGGCGCGCCAGGCTCACCATCGGCTCCACCAGGGGCTAATGCTGCACCACCTGCTATGCAAACATTGCTTGCAGGACTTTCAGGTTCGGGTTCACCATCGCTTGCCGCTGGTGTTCGCCGCTCATCGCCAGTCTGACGAGGCTGGTTTCAACTACCCTATAGGAGATACATCATGGCAACAAAAAGCAACTTGACAGTTAATGTCCCAAAGCCACCAATGCAGGGCGGACATGGTTCCGCACCAGTACAAGGTGCAAGCCTACAAAAGAAGTCTGGTCCAGCAACTCCAGGCGCATCTGAAATTAAGTATTCAGTACAGCCATCAGGCATCGGCGGAACAAACGCAGGCGCTAAGTAAACCATTTTACAATAACCAAGGGACGGTAAATCATGCCAGCAGGCGGGTATCAACAACCTAGTAAGCCAGCGGTACAGAGCGGTCCTGGTGCATTGTCACAACGTACCGATGGCGGTCCTGCTTCTAAGCAGACCGCACGGTATGTTGCGGGTGGAGATTATGGTGATGGCGGATTGATGGGTATCCAACAGGGTGCTCCTATGTCTGCCACACCATCTCTAAGCGGAGCACCACAAGGTGGGCAACCACAGATGGCACAGTCTCAAGACCAAGTAGTACCACTAACGGCACCAACACAGCGACCCAATGAGCCAATAACATCTGGAGCAGATTCTGGCACAGGTCCGAATATGGCATCATTAGGGCTACCCCCACAAGGACAACAGGGTGGGACATCGGCTAAGCAAGTCGTGCAATCATTAGCATCTCATCCAGATGCATCACCAGCATTGGTTAAATTGGCTCAATCACTTGGAGGTTAGTCTATGAGTATGACTACACCAGGACAACCTGTAAATTCGGCTAATGATGTTGTATCAAATTACCCCTGGATGGCTCAAAGAGAACCAGCATTAACGGCAGAAGCAATTAAATCTGGCGACCCTGCGGTTGCTGGTACACTTGCTGCAACAAGTCATGTTCAAGGAACGTGGGATGCTGTGCAAAAGCATCAAGATACATATAATTCCCAGAGCCTATGGGCATCTGCTATTGGTGATGTTAAAAATGTTCTTGGTGCAGTTATTAAAACTGCTGGAAAAATCCCTGCCATGTCGACCATTATGAATTGGTCCAATAAGGGTATGCAAGAAATGCAAAAAGACTTTAAGTTTATTAATGCAGTATACCATGACCACGGAGTTGGCCCAGGTTTGCTAGCAACACTAGGTGTTGTTGGTGGAGGCGTTGCTGGTTCTTTTGTTGGTCCAGAAGGTTCTGTTGCTGGAGCAGCACTCGGTGCCTCACTGGGTGCAGATATCATGGGCTTTGGTGAGCGTCAATTGCTCGGTACATTAGTACCTAACTACAAAGACTCTTATGATAAATCTAATGACCCTAATTATATAGCCAATCCAGGTGCGGTTGTCACTAACTTTATTGGTAAAGTTCCAGGTTTTCAATCTCTTCAAGATGCCCAGCATGGCTGGGGACAGACTGTTTCAGGTGCAGTAGATATTGCTTTTGACTTTAAAACAGACCCACTTATGCTCCTTGGCAAGATAGGCTCTATAACTAAAAACGGTGGATTCGTTCGCCAAGCAACCAAACTTGGTGCAGATGGTAAAGAAATATTAGACCCTGTAACGGGCAAGCCAGAGTATCTTTGGCAAAAAGTTAATGGCAAGTTGCAACCAGAGATAACATCAACAATGAAATGGGCGCAACAGTCCCCTGCAGTTATTAACTTTCTTAAATCTTCTGCTGGAGTAACTACAGATACTGCTGGTATGCTAGATGCTTATCGTGCAGGAAAAGAATCATGGGTTAAACAAATCCCACGGTTACTTAATCCAATTGGGTCCAACAATGCTGCTTTCGCTCGCGCTGTTGATACAGCCGTTAGCGTAAAGAATGGTTTTGAAATTCAAAGACTGTTTCCTGCCTCTGGATTTACTGAACTTATGGCAAATGAACTTGCCAAGGCAAAGGATGCTTCTAGTTTTATTAAGACTTTGGGTGATGTTGCCTATTCAAAAGAGATTGATAATCTCGGTGAAACAGTTGGCGCTAATAGCAAACTAACTCTTCCAACTATGACTCTTGGACGCGCTAGAGCAAACGAATGGATTGCCAAGAATAGACAAAAAGTTGGCGATACTTCCTTTAACGAAGAACGCAATTTGCTATTGCCTAAAAAAGTTGCCGTAAAAGATAATGATGGCAATATACTTGTAGATGAAGCAACTGGAAAGCAACGCTCACAAATGCTTGCTGGCGGTCTTTATAGTGTAGTTGATGGTAAATGGCAAATAAGCAATGCTTTTGCTGGCAAGATAAGAACTTATACAAATTATAAGGCTCTTACTATTAATGATAAAACGCTTGTGCAATCTGGTAAGGAACTTAAGTTCACTAACCAAGATGCTGGTCAGGCTATGCTTAGCCAATTTCTTTATACAATGCCGTACAAAGTTGCTGTTGAGCATGTAGCAAAGATTCTTACTGCTAAAACCACAGCAAAGCAAGTAGACTACTATTCTGCTGCTGTCAAGGAAGCCATTAAGGCTGGCGGTATTGCCGATTACCACCCATTCTTTGAGCGTGTTATGTCACAGGCTCAACGTAGCGCAAAAGGCAGAGAAGGAACTCCTGGTCTTTATGGCAATACCGTAAAGGGTGGACCATTGGGACCAACAGAAATGCAACCCAGTACTAATATTAATGGTAAAGTTACAAAGGTTAATGACCCAATATCTGTTGCTATGGTTGAACACCAACATGGCACTAATGGCATCATAGATTATAAAGCCCTTCGCACTGAAATACGTAATGCTAATGCGTATAATAAACTGTATATTAAGGGTGATGATTATGCCACTAGATATACGGAGAAAATCTTTGCACCTTTGGTGCTATTTACAACAGGCTTTGGTATCCGTGTAGCCTCCAATGAGGCTCTTCACCAAGTAATGCGTCATGGTCTTGGTCAATATATTCAAAGTGCTGTAGCCTCAAATGCTCGACGTTATAATGTTTCTGAGGCTATGATTAAGCATATGGAGCATAAGTTAACTGAGAGTATTACTCCAGAAGACGCTAAAGCATTAACCGATGGTAGCGACGGCATAGTTAAATCTAATGCTGTAACCAAATTCCTTGCTGATTTTGATAACCATATCAAAGGTTTGACTGCTGCTGAAAAAGAACTATCTATCAAAGGTGTACTTAGCGCAGCAAAGGCTAATGTAAAGCCATTTGGTTATGTATCATCAAAGATGGCTCCTTATATAGCAAAAGATAAATTACAGGTTATTGCTGATTTCCAGGATTTGATGAGTGGACAAGCATTGCCTCCTTTGGCATCTGCTGCTCATGATGCACGTTATAACCATGCATATGAAGATGAAGCACATCAAATGATTCAGTCAGTAGGTTCTCCTACTGTACCAGGACAAAACATCATGGGTTTATTTGGCGGTACAGAGGCTAACTATCATAACTATCTAGCACTGAACTTAACCAAAGACCGCTGGGAATTAACATCTCAAGATATCGCTAAAGATTTCTTAAATCTATCAACAAAAAAGGGTTGGTCAGATTTAACTAATGACCAGAAGTGGCAGAAGGTTACTACATTACATACCAAGAGGATTGAAGACCCAACAACATATTCCGAACAACGCCCATATAGCGTAGGAATGCGTGAAGGTGTTCCAGCATCTTTTGCGGGTAATCAGGTTGAGCGTATTCGTGGTATGGTTGAAGGTCCAGATGGATTTATCAACACTAAATCTTTAAATAACATTGCTAAGCAAAAGATAACAATGGCAGATGACCTTAAAAAGATTCCAATTTCATCTAGTCCATTAAAGGTTGTTGGTAAGATAAATCAGCCAACGATGTCTAATTTGCTTGAACGTATGACTGACGGTGGACATCGACTTATCATCAGTCCAATGATTGATTATATCTCACGTGAACCAATCTTTAATCATTACCTTTACGAAAACTATCGTAACTTTGATTCAATGGTTGAAAAGGGTCTGCTTACACGTGATGACGCCCTACGCATGGCTGGTCAAAATGCAGTGAAACAGATGATTCCACTCATCCATAATCCTGCTTTGCGTTCACAGGTTGCCGTCCTACATAGGGCTGCATTGCCATTTTACTTCGCTCAAGAGCAGGCAATGAAGCGTGTTGGTCGTCTTATTACAAATAACCCACAAGCATTTCGTGATTTTCAAATGATTAACCAGGGTATAAATAACCCTGGATTTGTTCATACTGATGCCAATGGTACCAAGTATATCGTTTACCCTATTATGGGTGAATGGGGTAACGCAATAGCACGTGCTGCTAATGCTCTTGGATTTAGCCAGTTTTCAGGTATGCCAACATCTGTAACAGGCAGCATGCAATCACTTGTATCTGTACTTCCAGAATTAAAATTGCCTGGTGTTGGTACACATGTTAATATGTTGTTAACTAATCTTTCACAAACATTTCCAGATTTCTATGCTCTAAACAGAGTGGCTAACGTTGCTACGGGTGCTAATCCATTAGACCCTAACAGCAAGGGTTTCACAACCAATGGTATTATAGATGCTATCATTCCTAACTCAATGATGCGTGATATATGGAATGGTCTTAATGCTAATGAGCAAGAAAATACAGTGCACAATGCTATTCTTTCTTCAATGGCTGCAGCCTACTATCATGGTTATCTAGATAATTATGCTCAGATGACACCATCTCAGCAAATGGCAGTTCTTGATAAGATTAAAATGAATGCTAGAACCAACCTTATTGTTAAGGGATTGTTTTCGTTTTTATTACCATTAGCGCCTAGCGTGTCTAATGACGTATATAATAAAGACCTACAATCTCTTCGCTCTGAGTTTCTTAATCTAACACTACCGACTTCACAAGGTGGTAAAGGTATGAAACTCCCAGAGGCTACAGCGCATTTCATGGCTGAGCATGGTTCACATGCTGTTTCTTATACCGTTGCTCGCACCAACTCTGGTGCTGGTGGAGCATATATTCCCTTGGCAAACTCAAGTGTAACGTGGCTTAAAGATAATAAAGACCTTATGGCTAGCGACCATGCAATGGGTGCAGCCTATCTGGTGCCACAAATTACAGATGGTAAGAATGCTTTATTGGTAGAGGCTCAGTTGCTTGCAGACCATCTACGAGGTCAGCAGACACCTACACAGTTTATGGATGCTATTAATATTGCTAAAGGCTGGACTGATATAGCACCAGAACTTAAGGCTTATGAGGCTGCTACATTAGAATCTCGCGCTTCTGGTAACAGGCACCAGACATCAATTAATATTGCTGCCTGGAATCAAGTAACATTAGACTATGGCAAAAGCAATCCTATCTGGTATGCAGACTATAAAAATACTGACCGCAAGTTAAATGCTGACAAAGCATTGGCAGACTTGCAGACAATTAGGTCTATGGGCAAATTGGGTACTAGCGTTCAGTCTAAGGGTATAGCAGATTTACTTGATAGTTATGCTGATTATCATGGACAATTAGAACAAAATAAGATTCAGGGTACTCTTAGAGTAACCCCACTATATTCACAAATTAAAAATCAATGGTATGACTATCTAATGCAGCAAGCCATAGACACGCCAGAACTGGCTAATGTTATTAATGGCGTATTCAAGAGGGTGGTATAATGGCTATAAGTCCAGCGGGCATGACAGAGGTACCAGCGGGACAGGGTGTGTCGTTAACACCAGTGCAGACCAAATTTAATGCTGCGCAAACTGCGCTTGGTGGTGGAACGAATAATGCATACTTCACTCCCTCATATAGTGATTCAACAAATACGGCTCAGACATCACAGCCTGATATTATGTCTATGGTTAATAGCCTTATGCAGCAACTTACTGGTCGTTTTGCTACGCCAGAGGAGATACAATACCTAGGTGGTAAGTTACTTGCCGCAGAAGCTGCTAACCCTAGCCATTCCTCAGGTAGTGTAACCTACCAAGATACGGGTATAGGATTTGGTAAAAAGGGTCAGACAACTAATGCTTCAACTAATGTGGGTGTAGACCCACAATCATTCCTTACAAGTCTAATTCAAGGTACTGCAGATGCCAGGTCTTATGGCGCGGCATCTAAGTACTTTGACCTAATGCAACAATCCGATAACAAATTTAGGAGTGCATTCAGTGGCTGATACTACTAGTTCTGCTCAATTAGATGCCCTCCTTGCTGCATTTCAGGCTGCTCAAACAAAGCCAGAAGTATCAAAGCCAAGTATCCCTATAGATTATACGCTTGTGCAACATTCTTATGAAAGTGATGCAGCGCAACGCCTTGCTACAGAAGCAACAAAACAATTAACATTAACATTTACTCAGTATTTAAATCATTATGGTAGTATTACTAAAAAGCAATTAAAAAATGTATTTGATGACTACCAAACAAAGATTGATAAATATGCAACTTTTGATAAAGTTGCTGCCCAGAATCTAGAAGGGTCTATCACTGGCAAGACTCAGGAACCAGCAACTACAAAAATTACTCAGGACGCTAATTATCCTGACCAAGTTGACCAGGCTAAAACTCTTAAATTAGATGCTAATGGCAAGCCAATCCTTGATGCTAAGGGTGGGTTTACATATAATACAACAGCAACTAAAAAGGATACAACTCTTGATAGTGCAGTAGCAGCAACAAGCCCCGAGGGAATTGCTGCACAAAAGAAATTACAAGATGCAGCCAATCTGGCAAAAACAACTGCTGCAGCAACTGCCGCTACAGCCACTGCTAAAGCGAAACAATTAGCAACAGATAAAGCAGCAGGAATTCCTCAAAGTCAAGGTGAGGCTTGGGCTAAATTCAAGAAAGATTATGCAAATGAAGCAGCAGTTATTGCTTCTGACCCAGACTTAATGGCAATCTTTAGTAAGGCTCTCAATAATAAAGGCGCAATACTTACTGATTCTGCTTGGCAGCAATTATACGAAGGCAGTAGATATTATACATCGCATACCAGTGCATTTAGGGATTCGCAGGAAGCAAAACTAGGTAATGGCAAGGGCAATTGGGTTGCTTCATATAATAAAGCATTGCAAGATACCCAGGATTTAATTACTAAATGGGGTATAAATATTGACCCAGCCCTGCTAGGTCAAACTGCAGATAACCCCACAGGCAGACTAGTCTTGGATGCTAATGGTCAGATTGTTACAGAACGTGGCGGAGTGCCATACCAGCCAGATACAAAGAACCCACCTGTTCCTGAGTGGGTACTACAGAATTATTATTCTACTGGTGTTAGCCCCAATGCAACAGCAATTGGAAATTACCTATCACATAAATCTAAGATAGACCCAATTAATATGGGTGGTAATTTTGCTGTAAATGTAAACCAACTTAAGGCTTATGCTAATGATTTAGGTCTTAATAACTTGCTACTCAAGGGTGGCAGTAACTTCTTTACTGATGCAGCCAAGGCTATCAATGATGGCATTCCTGGTGCTAATATAGATTTCTATTATGGACAACTTAAGAACCAAGCAGCAGCAGCATTTCCTAAGTATGCCGCTCAGATACAGGCTGGGATATCCCTACGTTCTATGGCTGCGCCATATATCAATACGGCAGCCAATTTACTCGAGACAACAGCAGATAAAATCGACCTATCTAGTACCACGGGAGTGGGCGCTAAGGTTGCTGCAGCATTACAAGGTGATGGAACCACAACAGACTTTGCTACAGCAATACGCAATGACCCAACTTTGGGTTGGGATAAAACCCTTAATGCAACAGATACCGCTGCTGCTATGATGCATCAAGTTGGCAAGGATTGGGGCTTCGTTTCCTAATGGCTACTCTACGCGCAGATTCACAAGCAGCAGCAGATAAAGCAGCAGCAGATGCACAAGCATATGCAGATGCACAGTCATCAGCATTAACCGTGACAGCCCCAGCAGACTTCGGCGTTCCTAAAGGAACAACCATAACTGCTCCTGTTTATGACCCAACATTTGATGTTGGTACTGGTGATGAAAACTTTGCAGATGTAACACCAAATGATTTAACTGGACTTAATGGTCTAAGCGACCGTGGTTCCCCTGCTGGTGATAATAGTTATACTCCAGGTCAAGATGGTTCTGGCTATCCTGTCACTACTGCTACAACTGATGCGACTCCTTTAACTGCCGACGAAGCAGCAGCCAAGGCTAAGGCTGATGAGTTAGCAGCAAGTCGTATAAGTATCTATGAGTTAATGGCAAAGCAATTTGAAATCTGGGGAGTTACCAAAAGAGACGCACAGGGTAATTATACACCTGAGTCTGCAGCCTTTCTTTCCCAACTTAAAGGTCTAGCAACTACTGGTGTTGGTCAAGATATGATTAGTTTAACACTTCAAGGTAGTGATGCATATAAGAGTCGCTTTGCTGGTAATGCTCAACGTCTTAAGAGTGGACTAGCCGCCCTTTCTCCTGCTGACTATATTGCATCAGAAACAGCACATGACCAGATTCTTAGAGCAGCAGGTATTGATACTAGCGTATATTTGACTAAAGATATGCAGACTGCCCTTATTGGTGGTGATGTGTCACCTACTGAACTTAATGCGCGTGTTGCTTTAGCAGCCAAATCAATTGCTAATGCTGACCCATTCTATACACAGACCCTACAGAATTATTATGGTCTTACATCTGGACAGATGATTGCCCACGTACTTGACCCAACAGCAGCAATGCCTCTACTAGAAAAGCAGGCAATCTCTGCTGGCATCGGCTCAGCAGCATCTAAGCAAGGCTTGGGCATCTCGGCTACTACAGCACAGAATCTTTACGGACAGAATATTACAGAGGCACAAGCCCAACAAGGCTTCCAGAATATCGCTCTCAACATTGCACCTGAACAAGGCATCGCAGCCCGATTTGGTGGAGACGCTGGAGCACAGGGTCAAAACCTTGTAGCCTCAACCTTCGGTCTAGCGGGTGCAGCGTATGCTGAACAGCAAATGCGAGCACTTAATACAAGAGAAACCAATGAGTTCTCTGGCTCCGCTGGAGCCGCCAAGGGAAGCCTCTACAGCGATAGTACTGGCGTTCTCTAACAACTAAGCCTGCCCAATCCACCAGCATTGGCGCTATGTAATAAAGACTGGTAGTAGAAGCCATCAATATACTCCCCTGTATGTTGATGTGGTCTGCGTTCATTCTAAACAAGGGAGTGCCGTAATGGCGAACCAATACGAAGAAGACGATTACGAAGACGATACTAATGATGGAACACCTACGGGTGAAGTTCCAGCAGACCTTCGCAAAGCGCTCAAGCGCCTGCAGAGGGAAAATAAAGAACTGAAAGAGAGTAACGCGACAACTCAATCAGAACTGCGTTCTCGTAGCGTTAAAGACGTACTGGAATCAAAGGGTGTACCTAGCAAAGTTGCTAAGTTTATTCCTAGTGATGTAAGTACACCCGACCAGGTTGCTGCATGGCTAACTGAAAACGCTGACGTTTTCGGTTTCTCTGCTGAAACTGGTTCCTCCGACGAAACCAAATCAGAAAATGCAGGAAACTACCAGCGTATTAATAATGCTACGGAGACTGCAATTAGTCCAACAAAGGATGCTGACTTGCTTGCTAAGTTAAGCAACCCTAATCTCACGAGGAACGAACTCGATTCACTTCGTGGTGAAGGACAGAGTACAGGTCGTCGGAAGTTTTAACCCATTTAACACTAACAACCCTAAGAAGGGGGTGAACACATGGCCAATGCTTACAATAGTACGTCAACGATTGGTACTAATTTAGTACAAACCGCTTATGACCGCTATGTAGAATTTGCGCTTCGTGCTGTGCCTATGGTCCGCGACCTCGCGGATAAGCGTCCAGTACAACAGGCTATGCCTGGCTCAAGTGTTGTCTTTCAGATTTACTCTGATATGGCTCAAGCATCTACTCCACTGTCTGAGACAGTCGACCCAGATGCAGTAGCACTTGGTAACACAACAACCGTTTCTGTTACTCTTAACGAATACGGTAATGCTTCCATGGCTACTCGCAAGTTGGAACTCTTCTCACTATCCGATGTTGACCCAGCAATTGCTGACATCATCGCCTTCAATATGGCAGACTCCCTAGACACAGTTGCTCTCAATGAACTTGTTGGCGGAACCTACGGTATTGCAGAAGTTGGTGGCGCTCTAGTCACTAACCTCGATGGCACAGGCTACACAGGTGGCGTAACTCAAGGTAAGGTTCTGGCAACAGACACTATCAAGAGCCGCGATATCCGTTTCGCAGTTGCCAAGTTGCGCTCTAACAAAGTTGTTCCTCGCCAAGGTGAGTTCTACTATGTTGGTATCCACCCAGAAGTTTCACACGACCTTCGTGCTGAGACTGGTTCAGGCGGATGGCGCGATGACCACAAGTATTCCGAGACAGGTGCTGGCGAATTCTGGCCAGGAACTATCGGAACTTACGAAGGCGCTATGTTCGTAGAGTCTCCACGTATGTTCAACGCTGCTGACGGTGCTACTGGCACTGGCGGTACTTATGCTAACACCTCATACTCAGGTACATTTGGAACAACTTCCTATGTATACGGTACTACAGGTACTCGCGTATTCCGTACGATTAT